ACGACGCATAGTAAGCAGTGCGGCGTTTACGTTGGCGTTGAAGCGCGTTTCATTCCAAGTGATAAGCCGCAAGTCACAGGATTTGGAAAAGACGCACACGGCGAACATCGAATCCAAGCTGGCCGAGTTGGTTGCCGATATGGTTGTGACCATCGAGGACGATAAGCTCGGCACGCCGGCAGGAAGCATTGAAGCGATTGCCAAGCTGGATTTCAAAAACAAATCCAAAGCGAAACGGGCTATTGATGCCGCGCTGAAAGAAGCGTGGCGGTTGGGTTACAAGCACAGTCAGGACGAAATCAACAAGGCACACAAAGAGAACATGAAATTGAACATGGCGCGCATTGACGAAGAAGCCGCCGCGTTTCTCGCTGCCAACGGGTTCCGTATGCTCGGCAATTTGACTGACGATATGCGCCAAATCGTTCACACGATATTGATGAACGGTGTCAAATATTCGTGGACGACACGCGCCATGATCGAAAAGATTTACGACAGTCTGACGCAAGCCGGGTTTGTCACAATGGAAACGAACCGGGTAGCGACAGGGCGCATTGCGTCTGATGTTGAGCAGGCGTTACAGGGTGCGCTTGGCAACGCTTCGCGGGTAGCAACAGCAGTTCGCACCAATACTTTTGAGGCCATCAACGAGGCGCGTTATGCCGCATTCACTGATCCGGTTGTTAGCGATTTCATCGAAGCATTGGAGTACTCGGCAATCCTTGATGATCGAACAACGGATATTTGTACGCACTTGGACGGCAGGATTTACCCGGCTAACTCCCCGGAATGGGATTCGATCAGGCCGCCCAATCACTACAACTGCCGCAGCCTGCTTATCCCGGTCACGGTGATTGATACTGAGGCAGTCGGCAAGGATGCGCCAAAGGGTGAGCGGTGGAGCAGACCATCCACTAAGGAGCCGCAAAAGGGTTTTGGCGGCACCAACGGATAGTCTGAACAAGTTTTACGGTGTAGACTTGCCAGCAATGAGGAAACAGACATGGATTTAATCGGACGCGAAATTTTTGCCGTTGGCACATGGAACGGATTGGAGTTTACGGAATCCGATCTGGATGATGTTGTTGCCAACTTTGAAAGCCTCGGTGAGAACCACAAAGTTCCGCTGAAACTCGGCCATAACGAAGATCAAAAAGTTACGGACGGTCAGCCTGCGTTGGGTTGGGTGTCAAAGATTTACAAGCATGGACAAAAGCTGCTTGCCGATTTCACCGATATGCCATCGGTTATCTACGATGCCATGATGAAAAAACTTTACCGGACAGTGTCCGTGGAACTTCTATTTAACGTCGATCACAAAGGAACGAAATACAATCACGTTCTGGATGCGGTCGCCATCTTGGGTGCGGACCAACCGGCGGTCAACACCTTGTCAGACTTGAACGCCTTACTCGCCTCTCGGATCAGTTTTGCTGGTGGTACGCGACAATGCTTCGACACAATGGCCGGAAATGGACCCAAACTTGAGGAATCTGATATGGGAATGAGTAAAGAAGAAGTGCAGGAGCTTCTGAATACCAGTCTTGCTCCGCTCAAAGCGGAAGCTGAGGAACTACGCGCCGAGAACAAAACGCTGAAAGCCAAAGCAGAAGCAGACCGACTGGAAAAGGAAGATTACGCGCGCAAAGAAGCCGCCAAAAAAGTGACGATGGCGCGAGAAGCCGTCACCACAATTCTGGACGATGCGGTAAAAGCCAAGTCAATGACACCGGCATTGCGTGAAACTTACGCCAAGCAAATCGGCGTTGATGATGACGCTCGCGTTATCGAAATCGACGTTGATCAGGTCAAACTGATGTGCGGCGCAGTCAAGGGCGAAGATCAAGGGGAGTCTGGTCGCGTGGGTGATAACGAACAGGTCGATGATGCAGGCGAGGAATTGTTACGGTTGACGCGCAAGGCGATGGCGGCAACGGGTGACGACAACTTCAACGCAACATTCAGCCGCGTTGCGGCCGCAAACCCGGAACTCCACAAAGAGTACCTTGACAGCAACGGGGAGAAATAATCATGACGACTGAAAACAAATATGACGTTATGACGATTGTCGCCTCGCAGGATTTGACGGGACACCTGTTCAAAGCTGTAGCGCGAAACGGTGGTGTTGCTCCAACGTCCGCATTGGCCGCAGGCATTCTGCGAACCAAAGCGTACACCGGGGATCATGCAACCGTCGCTTACAAGGGCGAAATGAAAGCATACGCAGGCGCAGCGATTGCGTCGGGTTCGTTGGTTGGTGTTACGGCCAGCGGGTTTCTTATCACTGTCACAGGTTCGGAATATGTTGGCGTTTGTCTAACGTCCGCAGGTAGCGGGGATATCTTCCCGTTCGTCGGTGACTTCAACATGGGCAAGATTGCTTAAAGGAGGCTTGACATGGGACAAAGTACAGGTAGAGACCTCCATATTGATCGACTTTTGTCGAACATGGCAATCGGTTACTCAAATGATGTAAACGTTGCCGGCACTATCGCACCGATAGTTCCTGTGGATAAACAGGGCGATATGTACACGGTGTTTTCTCGCGCGGATGCTTTCCGTATCGAGGACACCAAACGCTCTCCGGGCCGAGAGGCAAACAAAATCACGCGCACGATTTCCAGTGATACGTTCTATTGCCAGAACTACGCACTGAAATATCCGGTGACTTTGGAAGATCGGGAAAACGCTGATCCCGTTTACCGTCAGAACCTAATTAACAACGCGGGTGAATACCTCGTTGAAAAGCACGGTCTTGATTGGGAAAACAGGCTGGCGGCACTGATCTTTGCTGCGGCAAGTGTTGGTTCAAGCGCGGGTGTTGCTTCGGAATGGGATGCTGCTGCATCTTCTGATCCGTTGGGCGACATGAACACCGCACTGGACAACGTTGAAGATTTGACGGGTACGCGCCCGAATAAAATCCTGATGGGTAAGGACGCATGGCGTTCGTGCCGCAGGAATGACCAAATCCTCAATCGTCTGTTCGGGTCCAACAATGGTGGCGGTTATGCGATGAAGAATCAGGTCGCATCGTTGCTGGAAGTCGACGAGATCATCGTCGGTGGCGCATACAAGAACACGGCCAATGAAGCGCAGGCAGAAAGCCTGAGCAAGATTTGGGCGGATCATGTTCTTGCGTATTACGCGCCGCCCAATCCAGCGCGTGATCGGCCTTCACACTCGTACAGCTTCCGTTGGACTCCATCGGGAATGCCGAGTATGCAGGCAGAACGTCATCCGTATGACTCGAAAACCAAGTCTGAAGAAGTCGAAGTCGGCTACTATCAGGCGGAGAAAATCACGGGTGCTGAATATGGGTTCTTGCTTCTGGCGGTGAACTCAAGCACGTAAGCCACTTTCATGGTGGGTACTATTGGGGCGGCGCTAACCCGTCGCCCCTTTTTTTTAAAGGAGAATATTATGCTCGTACCATTGGACCCAAAAACTGGTCAGCGCAAAAAGGATTTGAGCAAGCAGGAAAAAAAGGATATTGCCGACGCTGAACGTCGGGACAAAGAAACAAAAGCGAAAACGGAAAGGGCGGCGAAATGAGTTTAGTTCCACTCACGCCGGTTAAGGATAAGCAAACGGGTAGAGAACGCCGACCTGTCAATGAGCATGAGCGCGGAAAGTTGCGGCGCGAAAAGGAAAAGGCCGACTATCGAAACAGGAACGGGTACGCGCCAAGATAATGCACAGGAATAACACTTACGTTCCGAATTTTCCGTTGCGGGATCATGGAAGTCCACTGATCCTCGATGATAACGGTCGTCGGCGCATTTGGTTTTTGTCGGTACGTCACTCTGGGACGCATTACTTGTTCCGACATTTGGATCGGCTGAAATGTTCGCAGGCATATATTGATTGGCTCACACGTTCGCTAAAAACGAAATCACCATATCCAACATATTTCATTCACAGCCACGTTGAGGTCGATCCTATATATCAACACGTTCTGACCGATCCGTGTATTTTTGGATTGCGCAATCCCGTCGAAGTATTCAAAAGCCACTGTTATCGATACTCATGGCCGCAGGATATGTATGAGCCGTATATATTGAGCGCCTTTGAAATATGGACCGTTCTGCGCGACCGATACGATTCATATGTATTCAAAGTAGATTCGGAAGATCAGGAACAGGAAGTTGCGCGGCTAGCCAAGTGGCTTGACATTGATGAATACAATTATTGCTACATCGGCACAACAGAATTATCAACGAGGGACAAACCGGGCACTCATTGCCATTGTCCATCACTATTTGAAAACCCACCACTGAGCATCAGGAAACTGGCATCAGAACTCGGCTATTAGCCGCCAACTTGGAGCAATCATGCACATTGTAATTTACGCAAGCGGGATTCCGTTTAATGGAAACACGGTTCACGAAAGGTCACTCGGCGGCAGCGAAAGTGCCGCGTACTACGTTGCGAAGGAACTTGCCGCGCGTGGTAATGAAGTTGTTTTGTTTACTGAGGACGAGCAGGGCGGCGAATGGGATGGCGTTAAATATGTATTCGCCGGGGAGAAATCCGATCAGAACCCGCTTGGCGCAAACTGGCATTTCTACTGCGAAAATACGCCGCACGATATCAACATTGTTCAGCGGCATCCACTTGGATTCATCAAGCCACTACGGAGTAACGTCAACTTGTTTTGGGCGCACGACATAGCGTTGAAGCGTAACGCCGATCCGATATTGGCAAGTCTGTGGCAGATTGACGCGTTCATGCCTGTATCCAACTGGTTCAAGGATCAGATTGCCGATGCGTGGGGCGTTAACCCGGAAGTAATCAAGCCTATAACGAACGGCGTGGATTACGAAGCGTTCGATAAGTTCGGCTTGAAAGACAACGCGCAGGCAGAGCATATCAACGTTCGCGGAACTGTTATCGACGCAAAACCTGTGACGCTGATGTATTCCAGCCGCCCGGAACGCGGCCTTGAGCATCTTGTCCGCGAAGGCGGCATCATGGAGCGACTGGCGACATTAGCGCCGCACATAGAATTGAAAGTGTGCGGCTATGAACACCCTGTCGCGCAGCTTGAAGGCTTCTACAAGCATTTGCGCGAACGAATAGACCTGCTGCCGAACTGCGAACACATCGGAGCATTGACCAAAGACGAACTTTATCAATTCATGTGCGAGGAAGCTGATGTTTGGTGCTACCCGACTGAATTTGAGGAAGTCAGTTGCATCACAGCGATGGAAGCTATGGCGGCAGGTCTTACTATTATGACAACCGATGTGGCTGCGCTGAAAGAAACCATCGGCGGTTATCAAAACCTGATTATGTTCGACGCGAAGGAAGGCGTACCCGAAGATAAGTTCGTGGAGCGGCTGGCATCGTTCAACAACAAGTTCCGCAGGCGAACGCATCGTCCGTACACTTGGGAGTCGGCCACTGATCGAATCTGTGATGTGATTGACGACTGTTACGATACGCGCCGTGACCCGGACGCGATTGCACGGCATTACCTCCACAACAGCGATATTGTCGCCTTGTCATGCTTGGATGGCCGTCCATCGGAAGTCGATGATGAATTAAAGCTGTATGACTTCCGCCATTCGCAAGAAGCCTACGCCGACCACTACAGCGAAGGCACGGAAGAAATGTACGATGGCCCGGACTTCCACTATGAAGAAGGGTTTGAAAATCACCCGCGTTTCCAAGCAGTAGCCCACCGGCTTGTTGCGCTGGAGTTGAAAGATGGCGCAACGGTTATCGACTACGGATGCGCGCACGGTCATTTCACAAACAACCTCGCCAAAATGTTTCCAAAAATGAATTTTGTTGGCGTGGATGTTTCGCCAAAGGCAATCGCAGTTGCCAATGCCAAGGCGACTGAATGGGTTCTGGATAACGTCACTTACATTGAAGATGACTGGCTTTCGGCTGAAAAACGTCCGCGAATAGAAACCACATGCGATGCGTTAATCATCGGTGAGATATTGGAACACGTTCCAGATTTGGAAGAGTTTTTGTGTATGTGTGAGAACGTGGTTGGTAAAGACGTACCTTGCATCGCCACTACGCCATTCGGACCGTGGGAAGCCAACAGTTACGAAAAAGAGTTCCCGACCCGCTATCACTTGCACCACTTAGAACGTGAAGATTTGCGCGACTTGTTCAAGGAACTGGATGGGTTTGAAATCTTATGTATGCCGGCAGGAACGAACACAATTGGCGAGGCGCTTGGCTGGTACATTTGCACGTTCAATCTGGACAACACAAAAATCAGGTCAATCAATTACGCGCGTAAATATGAACGCACCGTTCCCCGGCAGACGGTCAGCTTTTGCGTCATCGCCAAAGATGCCGCTAATGATTTGCCCCGGTTGCTGAAATCCGTCAGTCCTTACGTGGATGAAATTATTGTTGGCGTGGATAAGAAAACGACTGATGACACGTTTGCCGTGGTTAGTAATCACTCGGCTTATCTCGCAAAACATCGCTCACCAGCCTGCACGGTGACCGCGTTCAATATCGACAGTCCTTTGGAAATAGGGTTTGATGCCGCACGTAATGCCGTGATCGAGCGAGCGACAATGCAATGGATTATGTGGGCGGATGCGGATGAAGAATTCGTCGGCGGCGAAAGGATGCGCAAGTTCCTTCGCAATAACCAGTGGCGCGGCTACGGTATTGCGCAACACCACTTTTCAACGGAACCGCTCGGCGTGTTATCAACAGACTTCCCTGTTCGGCTTTTCCGCAACAATGAAAACGTCAAGTTTCTCGGCGTTGTTCACGAACATCCAGAATGCGCGCACTTGAAAAATGAAGGCGTGGGCCATGCGTTCGTTTTGAATGAACTGCATTTCAATCATTACGGATACACGACTGAGGAAATTCGGCGCAACAGGTTCAGGAGAAATATCGGGCTTATGGCGCGGGATCGACAGGAAAATCCCGACAGGATATTGGGAATGTATTTGTGGATACGCGACTTGGCGCTAATGTGCCGGTTTGAGTTGGAGCAGAATGGCCGAATGATTACGCCGCAGATGCGCGAACAGGCGGAAAGTGGTTTGCGGCTATGGGAAGAAGTTCTTGACAAATATGGAACCCACAAACAAACGCAAAGAATGGTCAAAGACCATTTGGAGTTTTACGATACACTCGTCAATGTTGTAGACCGAGGCTTCACTTACAGGATGAAGTTGAGCAGCGGTGCAGGACCGCAAGCGCCAGAGTTATCTCAAGTGCCGGAACTCAAAGCGCGGTTTGCAAATCGGCGGCACTTGGATAAGTTTTTATCGGTAGTTATTGACAACGAGGTTAAACGTTATGAAGAAAAATATCACTGAGGCGCAAATCGCTGAAGATTTTTTGCGATCAAGCGTCAATATTCAGGGTACGTTCATTCGGACTGTCACACGCGCCAACGGTGATATTGATCGAAAGGTTGTTCCGAATATCGTTACTGCGACCGGGTTGAATAATTTGGCGAGCCGCGCTGTATCTGATGCCGGGTCCAAATACAACTGGATTGCTATTGGTACTGCGAACTACACTCCGCACATCAACTCTCAGGAGATTTTGGAGTGTGATCGTAAG